CAACGCCCTCAAAGGCATCTGCAAGAACCAGCATTCGCTCATCAAGCGGCAAGCGGACAAGGCTTCTAGCGTCAATGCCTAGCTCACGAATAGCACCCTTAGCCTCACCAGTACCGACAGCCGCTTCTGACGCTCTACGAGTAAACCGCTGGAGCGCCATGTTCATAGTGTTGACTTCGACGCCAGTTAGTTGCCCTGCAAACTGCAAGGCGCTTAGGGCTTCGGTGGTCGTGCCTATCTTGCCCGCTGTTTTGGCTAGGGCATCTGTGGCTTTAAGTGAATTGCTGACAAGAAGGCCAAGGCCAGCCGCGCCTACAGCACTGACTAAGGCAGTCTTAAAGTTAAAGAAGACTTTAGAGAGTTTACCGAAAGCGGCTTGTATACCGCGCAAGGCTTTCTGCGTTTGGTCAAACGCCTTAATTACTATGCTTACAGTTTCAGTCGCCATCTTTAGACTCGCTCATTATCTTGAAGTAAGCGAGCCACTCTTGAAACTCATTGACCGAAATCTGCTCGACTTCTTCGATAGTCTTGTGTAACCGATCAGCCAAGGCAATGAGATTCATCCTAGACTGATCGGCCTTTAGTTTTTTTCGACGTCCTCAAATGCCTCGATAGTGCCGAACATCTCATTGGCAATACCAGACACAACTGTCGTCTCTTCCCCCATCAAATCAAGTCTGTCTTCGGCAGAGCTAAACAGCTTTTCGCCGTCTTTGCTTTCTGCCTTCATGACAATCAGATCGACCATTGCCGCGATGCTAGGGTTCTGCATCACTTGCGGATGTCGCTTCTGCAACTCGTTTAGGTCATAGCAAGTCAGTGGGCGACAAAACAAAGCGAACGGCCCTGACTCATCTGCCCACTCTGCGACCTCGATCTTACGGCGGGACTGCTTACGTCGCGCTCGTAATTCCTTAGCCAGACCCATTAGTTAGTTGACTCAGTGATCGCGCCTGATACCTGCACAGAGAATGACGCTTCTACAAGCCCGTCATACGATGCAGAAATAGTCTTAGCTGTCACGATGCCAGCGCCTGCGTAATACTTCTCGCCAGTGCCTGTGCCTGTTGGGTGTATTTCCCAGTCAATTGCGGCACCAGAATCAAGCACTAACTGCTGTGCGTCAGCGTCATCCCAAAGCGCGTCAATAGTCAAAGTCGCGTCCTTGAGGCTCGACAGGTACGACTTAACCGAATCGCCCATTACGGTGTCTTCGATAGTGTCTGCAACCTCGTCGATGCTGTACGAACGTACCTCGCCAACAACTGCCTCTGTTCCACCTGATACGGCAACCTTGACCGATCCAGTTGAGCCTTTATGTGTAGCCATGAATTTTCTCCCTTACGCGTCGCCGCGTGTGTATTGATAAAGAATCTGAACGGTGACAATGACGCCGCCTATAGGGTCTATTGTACCATCATCCACCTCAACGCTAATAACTTGCGTATCAATAGCGTGACCGCCACGCGTTCTATCCTCGTCGAGCTTTTCGTCGATAGCCTCTGCAAGCTGATTGCGGGCTGTGTCGATGTTCTTGTGCTTCACAAAGCAAACTAGTTCGTAGTCAATCGTGCCGTGTCTGCTAGTGGCACTGCCGCCCATGCTGGCGTCTTCGCGTGTCTCGTTTGCCGTCCTAACTAATATCGCAGGAAATTGCGCGTTTGATAGCTTGTCAAAGTCAAAAGGCTCGCGTGTCACCTTTTTGACGTTGGGGCTAGAGATAGCAGTCAATGCCGTCACAATATTGGCGGCAATGTTTTCTCTTACGCTCATATCTTCAGACCCCTAAAGTAAACGTCGCGTATAGCTCTTGTGTCGCCTCTGTTTAAGCCAAAGAACTTACGAGTACGGTTATTAAGTGCCGCCTTTTTTGACTCCGCTCTACTGCTAAAAAAGATCAGCCCGTCTTGCCCTTGTAGCCCAGAGGTCATGGCTCCGCGCATCTTGCCTGTAAAAATTAGCTTTACCTTGTCAGTGTCTCTACCCTTGCTCTTACGGAAGCCCTTGTAGGCATCTGAGTACGGGCGGAATGGTTGCTCGTTTACATCAAGGCCAAGGCTTGTGCGCTTGTTGATTCTATTGACGCCCTCTGCCGCCGCTCGGCGCATCGCTCGCTTGTGATTCTGCGTAAACGTGCGGCCGAGCTTCTCGACCATCTTACGAAGGTCACGCGGCTTTGTGTCAATGTTGACCTTGATCATCTGTTAAGCCGATTAAGAGCGACAGGCTCTTTCTCTTTGTCGGTAACAGTGCCGTCGTTGTCTGCATCGTACTCGACACCATCTTGGAATACTGCGTCTAGCTCTTCGCCGTAGCGCGCCTTGTAGAAGTCGATCATCTGCAAGAAGCGGTCGTCGTCTACCCAGTTAGTTAGCTGTGGCAAAGCGTACTTCCACAATACGAGGTAAGCCGCAGAGCGTGTCCACTGCGAGTCGGTCAGATAAGTTACTTCCATCTCGCCAGCTATGCCCTTACGGTGCCACCATCGGTTACGAATCTCGCGCTCGATGTCTGCCTGCGCTCTTCCATGTTCATCAGAAAAGCTACTGATGCCGAAGTCTAAGATATCAGGCACTAACTCTGTTAAATTGCTGTCTTCACTAAATGCCATGTCATCACCACTTTACACGCGCCGACCAATAGACTGCATCTAATGGCGTAGCGTTCTTTAGGTTGTCACCGTGTCTAGCGTACCAAGCCGCTCGCATGGCCTTGTCGCGGGCTGACTCCCCATCACGTGGCGGGTAAGTCTTCGCGCCTTGTGCGCCAAATCGAACGAGCTTGATTGCACCTTTGTAGCGAGCCAGAACCGCATGAGACTTGTTCGGATGTCGTGGCGTGCGCTTTGCCACGTTGTAATCCTCGAACCTCTCACCTCGGTAATTGATCGCCATATAATCCTCAGAGTAAAGCGGCCCCGAAGGGCCGCATACATCTTAGAGTGCCGCGTCAAACAACATCTCAACACCGTAGCTGTCATCAAGCTCTGCAACACCGTAGACGGCAGTAGCATTAAGCTCGAATGCACGGTTAGATGCGTCACGCTCAGTCTCAAGGTTGAAGTCACGCTTCATGGCCATACAGATAGCCTCGCGAGTGAAAACGCACCCTTTAGCATCATCACTTCCATCAACTGCGACGTTAGCTGACTGGTACACTTCGATACCGCCGACAGAGCCTACAAAACCGTTGCGCATTGCTTCGTTCTGCAGGTCACCACCGTTAGGGTTAGCGAAAGTGTTAGTCAGGTTGGCTGACAACTGATAAGCGTGGAAAGGGTGAACAACTGCGTATACAGGACCAGTCGCCTTGTTAGCTCGCAGAGTCGCCGCCGCTTTGAACAAATCAGCAACAGTAATTTCCTGACCTGCCGCACCAATTGAAGTAGAGAAACCATCAAACAAAGCGATAAGGTCTTGGTCGATCTTGGTAGCGATAGCATTACCCAAAACAGTGCCAAGCTCTTGAGCAGGGTTGCCCGCGCCCATTGCCGCCATGTCAGTAAGCAATACCTGCGCACCAACTTCGCCGACAGTAACGCTAACGCTTGAAGTGCTGACAGTAGTTGAAGACATATCAGTGCCTTCAGTTAAGTCAGCCGCCGCGATTGCAGGGTACTTTGGCACTTGGATAGTAGTGCCAGCCACATTACCGATGTCGTATCGAGTAACAAGACCTGCCATGAGTGAGTTTTCTTCGGCCGTAAAACGAGCGGCCGCGATGATGTTGCTGAAAAGATCCGTCAAAGTTGAACTAGTAGTAGCCGCCATGATTGTAGTCTCCTAAGTAAGCGGTTTATTTTTGCGCTAACCGCATAGCTCGATAGGCTTCTTTGCCTCCGCTATTCCAGTTAGCAACCATATCTTCCGCCGACATAGGTTTCGACGTGGAACCACCAACCGCCCCCTGTGATCCTGCGCCACCTGCTGACGCCTTCACAAAGTGCGGGTTCGTTGTCAAGAAATCACCGACTAGCTCATCAACGGTTAAGAGGTCGCCTTTGTCGTTGTAGCGTGGCGTTCCGTTCGCATCGTAAACTTCTGCGGTGCCGTCTTCAGACAGCCGAACCGAGCCACGTAGCAACTGACTGACTTGCTCTGCCGAGACTGCATTGTTTCGGCTTGCCGCTGACAGTAGCGCCCCATCAACCAATTGGCTTTCAAGGCGTTGCTTGTACGTCATGATTTCTTGATCTTTCTTCTCAACGGTCTGCTTTAGAATTGACTCGAACTCGCCGCGCTCTTTCTGCTTCTCAATTTCAGCCTCTTGCTGACGTTGTAAAAGCGACTTTGCCTCGTCGATGTCGATACCGTCTAGCCTCTTTTCGTACTGTCGCTTAGTGCGAGCAACACGATCAGCCACTATTCGGTCTAACTCCTCTTGCGTGAACGTCTTTGAATCCTGAACTTCTGGTGTTTCCACTGCGGCTTCAGTTACCGCGTCTGCCATGATTTCATCGCTCATGTTTACGAATCCTCTTACGAGTAGGTTAATTGTATCAAATTAGCGTGACTTACGCTTTTTCTTGCGCTTGTCTTTCTTATGATAAGGCATAATGACCTCCTTAGTCAGGTATTGGCACCCACCAGTGCCGACAGTTGTAGCCACCTCTTACACGGAACGGGTCGCCAGAGCGTTTGCCAGCCCAACTATCGTTCCATATCTCATAGATTTCTTCGGTCGTGTATTCCTTACCGACGTGCCGCTGACAGAATGGACGAGTCGATTCGATCGTGTCGCCCTCGTATCTGAACGTGGTAATGCCAGCCTCTGCCGCCGCCGCTTGCTGTACTGACGAACTAAACTCAAACAGTGCGTCATGTAGCATCGTCTTAGAGTAGCGTTGCAGATCAGCGTCGAGCAGGTTGTTAAGCTCTGACAGGCTTGCCGAGAAAGGCGTACCCGACAGCGTGTTGTTGTACACCTGCTGATACAGTGCCTCTGCAAAGTCGTCAGCCAGTGCCTCGTGGCCTGTAAAGCTGAACTGCTGAAGCTGACCGATAACCGACTGCGGTACACGGAACTCTGCGAACTGCTCCATAAACTCCTGCGTCAATGCCACCGCGTCAGGGTACTCGCGAATAATGTCATCAATAACTGTCAGATATTCTTCACGGACTAGGCCGTCAATCTGTGTGCGAAGTGCAAGCGCCGCATCAAGGTCGAACAGTTGCCCATCACGCAAAGGCAGGTTAGCCAGTGCGTCAGTCAGCCTAAGCCGTAGCGACTCCATAGCAAGAAGAAGGCGACGCTCATGCGCCGAGGTCGCCCGCTCTAATGCGCGTGTGAGTTCCTCACTGTCCATCGGTCAGCGTTTGCACTGGCTCTACTAACTGGTCGCCGCCAGC